CGTAAGGGCCAATGCCAATGAAGGGAGAGTCCGACTCTGAGGTGCTCTCCCAACTATTTATTTTTTAGGCTTCTTTTTAGTAGCGGGCTTTTTCAAACGAGTGTCTGCTCCATAAGGATGAACACTCGCTTTCATACCACTAGTGCTTTGATGTGCCATTTGTTTTTAGATAGGTAACGCCGCGATACTTCAGCTTGGCTTGCTTGACAGCAGCTTGCTGCTCTTTGACGCGAGCTTGCAGTTCAACACTAGGCATGATGATCTCCATGAAGTATCACACCCCCGTTCCATGGTGTGAGTGTTATGCGTCCTGCTGGAACGTTTCTTCCAGAACACACTTGTACAGCATGTTCTTTAAATAAAGAAGAGCTTGCTGTTCAAATGCATCTCCACCTGTCCAGTTCTTATGATGTAGATCCACTGATTTGTAGATCAACTTAAGAGCATCGGGTGTTAGTTCTAGTTGATAAACATGTTCCATAAGGATGAACGTACGTTACTTAAAAGGAATATTTCACACCAGCTTTGGTGCCATAATCATTGGTACCTTCGTTGAAGCTGGCAGACAGTTCGCCATAAACTTTGAGGTGATCATTTGCTTTGACACTGAAGCCAACCTTACCGGCGGGAACAGTGTCAGACTCACCACCATCAACAGTGGTCACACTAGGACCACCTTCAATGAAGTAATCAAGAGTACCCACAGAATCCTCATAGCCAACAAACATGTCGGTAGAAGTTTTGGAGTAGTCAGTACCTGCATAGCTAGAAGAAGCTTCCAGGTTTACATAAACACCAGCAAAAGCAGGCGCAGCAAAAGAGGTCACCGCGAGGGTGGAAAGGGCGATTTTGTTGATCATTAAAGTTAAGTGTTTGTATTAGCCGATTGCAGGTGCAGTCAGTGCGACAGGTGCGCTTTCTGCTGCAGCCAAATCGAGTGGAAAGTTGTGAGCGTTACGCTCGTGCATGACTTCCATACCAAGACCAGCTCGGTTGAGGATGTCAGCCCAGGTGTTGATGACTCTGCCATCAGCTGCCTGGATAGATTGATTGAAATTAAAGCCGTTCAAGTTGAACGCCATAGTGCTCACGCCGAGTGCAGTAAACCAGATACCCACCACAGGCCAAGCAGCCAGGAAAAAGTGAAGACTACGTGAGTTATTAAAAGATGCATATTGGAAGATCAAACGTCCGAAGTAACCGTGTGCGGCAACAATGTTGTAAGTCTCTTCCTCTTGACCAAACTTATAACCGTAGTTCTGGCTCATGTCTTCAGTCGTCTCGCGCACCAGCGAACTGGTAACAAGAGAGCCGTGCATAGCAGAAAACAAGCTACCGCCAAACACACCAGCGACTCCCAACATGTGGAAGGGGTGCATAAGGATGTTGTGTTCTGCTTGGAAGACGAGCATATAGTTGAAGGTACCTGAAATACCAAGTGGCATACCGTCACTGAACGATCCTTGACCGAAGGGGTACACCAGGAATACGGCCGTAGCCGCAGCAACAGGTGCTGAATATGCGACAAAGATCCAAGGCCTCATGCCTAATCGATAACTAAGTTCCCATTCGCGTCCCATGTAAGCGAAGACACCGATGAGAAAGTGGAAGACCACAAGTTGGTATGGTCCTCCGTTGTAGAGCCATTCGTCGAGACTGGCTGCTTCCCAGATGGAATAGAGATGTAGTCCGATTGCGTTGCTGGAGGGTACGACTGCTCCAGAGATGATGTTGTTTCCATAGAGAAGTGATCCAGCAACCGGCTCCCGGATGCCATCAATATCAACAGGTGGTGCTGCAATGAATGCAACGAGAAAGCAAGTGGTAGCAACCAGTAGACAAGGAATCATGAGGACACCGAAGTGTCCTACATAAAGCCGGTTCTCAGTGCTGCTAACCCACTCACAATATCGATCCCACAGTGAGCGGGATCCTTGAAGTGCGATAGTAGCTGCCATTTAATTAAGACATTTTTAGTTTGTTTTTCTTAGCGGTCTTTGCAGACCGGCGGAAGTTAGCTGCAGTGGGCGCACCCTTACTGCCAGGCTTCCTCATTTTTTCACCACTGCCTGCAGCAATACGCTTACGCTTGGCGTGGATGTTTGCGTAAAGACCTCGTTTAGCCATTACTTTTTGGCTCCTTTCTTTTTAGGCGGGCGGCCTTTTTGTGATCCGTAAGTTCCTTTACCTTGTGGCATTACCAGACTCCGGGAATAATTTGACCAGTGAAGGCATACGCACCAAGCGCAGCCATCACGCCGAGCATGGCAAGCCTGCCATTGAGACGCTCGGCGCGTTCGTTATGTGGGATGGAATTTTCGTCGATGTACATACGTGGTTCAGTGGGCCAGATTTGGGTGTCGTTCATTAGAAAGAGATATCTGAGCGATCCAATTTGTCAATAATATCCTGCCGGTACGCTGGATCATTGTCGTACCGGGGATCACTCATTGCTTGGATTAGTTCTTGTTGGCTACGGAATGTTGATTGCGAAGCTGCTGGTTTACCTTGAATTAAATTACCATCTTGTCCCATTGCATCTGTGTATCGATAATAAAGTGCTTGTAGTGCAAGATTGATTTGATTCATATCACCACTTTCAATCACACTGTCGTATGCGTTGATCTCAGCTTCTGTGAAATTATCTTGCGCCCAACCAACAAGATTGCTGTACTGCTCTTGTCCACCAACTGATTGGTAGACGGCATTCGTTTCTGCATCAGAAAGGTCTCGTGCTTCTGTTGGTGCGTTATTCTGCATGGCATTGAAAACATCCATGCCATTCATTTCAGAGATCTGTTGGCTCAGTTCTTCTGAGAGTTCTCCACTTTCGTTGATGGATCGATAGGCTTCTGCCAACCAATCTGCTTCAGGAGTTTCTTCAGGCTCCGCTTGCACATCTTCTTCCTGACTCCCAAGTTTCTTTTGAAGTTCTAGATAAGCAGATTCTAGTTCCTCTGTATTTCTGTATTTACCAGCGAGCCGTTGCTCTTGTGCTGCTTCTATTTCTTCTCCGACTCGCAGCGAATCTGCAATGTCCGCTTCTTGCGATTCCATTACTTCTGCAGGTACGCTGTTATCAGATGTAAATGTTTCTGCCATTATTCAATAGGTGGTTGTTCTTGCTCCAGCTGTGCAGCTAGTGCGGGGTTCTTAGATGGATCATTGATAGGTGCAGACTGCATAGCTGCAGCTTGCTTAGTCATCTCCATCTCTTGTTGCTGCTCCATCGCAGCTTGCTGTTCCTCTTGCTGCTGATCCATAGACTTAACAAGGTTAAGTACATCGATACCTTGAGCAGCTGCCAGACGTTTAATTGCTTCGTCTGGGTTGAGATACTGCATCAGGGCTTCAGGTCCGAGAGTCTGTGCAATGGTTGTAATGAATGCCGTAAGTGACTCACGATCCTGTCCCCTACCAAGTGCATTAATGCCAGCCACGATGGTTGGTTTCACAAGGTTCTTTGGATACCGAGGAAGCTCACCACTGCGTTGCATTACAAGCAACTTACGGTTGAGATATGGCACAAGGAATTCAACGGTCAGCAAACTAAAGAGACCGCCAAGCTGTTGCTCTAGCTCAAGTTGAGTAAGACGTACTTCCTCTGCAGTTGTCCGCTCGCTTTGTCGTACGGTCAACACAAGGAATGCCTCAGCAATGCGACGCTCAAGCGTTTGCATCTGTTGTAGTGCTGTAGCAAAGTCAGCAGTCTTACCAACTTGCACTACACCAACATCATCTGGTCGCCCCTGAATGATGGCACCGTTACCTGCTTTGCTTAGAGTCTGCGGTTTAGTAGTTGATGATGGTGACACAAGGAAGATGACTTTTGCAGCTGCTGCAGAGCCTTCTGTGATGGCTTGAGAGAGTGCTTCAAGTGACTTCAAATCACCAATGAATTCCTCTACTCGACCACGGCCATAGTTCTCACCGTCAACTGTGTTAAACCTCAGCACAAGCCAAGGTGAAGTATCCTTAGGAGCTTTACCTTGAGTACCAGGAATCACTTTGTCGTACACCTCTTGGTGCCAAACCCAGCGATTGTTTTGTAGCTTGACGTGTGTATAAACTTCGCAGTCGTTAGTTGAAGTCGTAGTCTCATTTGCCATGAGAGGATCTTTAACGATATCGACAGGGAGAAGTTCTTTGTTAATTAGTTCTTTGGTTACGATCTCAATTACGTTGCCATTACCATCTCGTTCTACGACATAGCGGTTCAATGGATAGTGCTTAATCCCATCCTTACCCATGTACAGCAAAGCGTTACCACCAACAACAAGATGTTTGATGGCTTGGTGAACAGTGACCCGATCACTAGAAGCAGCGATAGAGTCCATCACCATACGCTCAAGTTTGGCAAAACTAAGATCAAGTTCAGACCGAATCTCAGCTGGGATTTCAGTACCCAGCTTTTCATCTGCAATTTGTAACTTAAAGAACGTAGTCTGAGGAGGTAGTAGAGCCAACATCAATTTAGATGCAAGAGTAACTACCGCCTTAGACCCTACGCTTTGCCAAGGTTGTGTAAGAGTTTTGTGGGAACTCCTCATCTCATCACGTTGAATGAGATAAGGAAGAGTAAGCTCAGAGCATTGAACAGCTATGTCAAGAAACGATGTACGGCCACTGCTTAGTGCATCGTACCTAGATTTAGCTTTCATTAGTATGCTCCAATATTCAAACCAGTGCCAGCAGCTCCGATACTAAGAGGAGAAGGTGTTTTTTTCTTAGTATCTTCCCGTTTATTTGTTAGATCAGATGAGCGGACTTTGGCACGACGTTTTTTAGGTTGCCTAACCCCTTTACCAGTTTGAGATTGCGTAGAAACAGGCTGCTTTGGTGGCTTTGGTGGCTTTGGCTTTTGTACAACAGGTGCAGTAGGCTGTGGTTGGGGGTTACCTAAAAACGCATCAGTGATTTGGTTGATATCACCAGCACTGCCATCAGTAGGTAGTGACCTAATGTAGTTATTGAGTTTTTTATTAGGCTTAGGCATATTTAATACCCTCCAACATTTAAACCAGTACCACCAGACCCAATACTAAGAGGTGATGATTTTTTTTCCATAGCATCTGTATAAGGGTTCTTCCTTGCAAGTAGCAAATCAGATATTCGAACCTTGCTACGTTTCTTTGAAGGTTTACGTGTTCCTTGTCCAACACCTGCTTGTGTAGAAACTGCTAGTTGAGGTGGTTTTGGTGGCTTTGGTGTTTTCTGGGGATAGTGGTAAGCACTGCTAGCTGCCTGCTTGGCAGGATCTAATTTCGTGTGGCCATAAATAGCTTGACCATTTTTTTTGTACCCAATAATTCCATAGGTAGAGCCAGCATAAAGCTCTGCTTCTGTGTAGTAAGACATTACTCTTCTGTAATACGTTGTTTAATCCAATCGATGATGCTCTGCTGACCAGCGCGAAACATAATGTGGGTGATGGTATCTTCTGGTCCAGTAAAAGGTGGAGGAAACTTATCTTCTAGCTCCCCTAACAAACCTTCAGGGGTAAGTCCTAGATTAAGCATATTGTGGAAGGTTTTGATTAGCGTGTTCAAAAAAGGCAGGCATTCTTGCTCTCTGTGTCTCAGAAAGTTCAGGTGCTTTACCCTCATACATCAGCCGATCACTAGAATCGAGCCAAAATTTTTTGTCCAAATATTTATCTTCAGACTTGCCTAGTGGTTGCATGACCCAGGCAATAGTCGCCTTACGGAGTTTATCCAAAGACGGCGAAGCTTCCAAGCCAAGCTCTCTACAAACCAAGCTATTTGTTGCGACGTGAACTTGCTCGTCTCTACTAATGTCAGCGCTGACGGTTCGCATCCCTGCGTCACCAGCAAACCGCATGAAGGGTAGTAGGACGAAAAAGATTGCACGCTCAGCAACCATGGCT